GGACTTAAATCGCGTGGCCTTCGCATTAAAGGTGATGACACGCCGATTGCCCCCGGAGAATTCAGGGACGTAGACATCAGTTCAGGGGCACTGCGCGACAACATCCTGCCCCTGCCGTACAAAGAACCCAGTGCTGTTCTGGCTGGGTTGATGGACAAGATCGTGGAAGAAGGCCGTCGGTTCGCCGCTACGGCTGACTTGCAGGTCTCGGACATGTCCGCTCAGGCTCCTGTGGGCACGACGTTGGCGCTCCTTGAGCGGCAGTTGAAAGTGATGTCGGCGGTCTCTGCCCGTCTGCACTACTCGTTCAAGCAAGAACTCAAACTCTTGGCTGGCCTGATCCGTGACTACACGGACGAGGACTACGACTACGAGCCAGAGGACGCACCGCGCAAGGCCAAGAAAGAAGACTACAGCCACGTCGAAATCATCCCCGTGAGCGACCCCAACGCGGCCACCATGAGCCAGCGTGTCGTTCAGTACCAAGCCGTGATCCAGATGGCACAGATGGCTCCGGACATCTACGATATGCCCAAACTGCACCGTGGCATGTTGGAAGTTCTTGGCATCAAGAACGCCGCTGAATTGGTGCCCCTGCCTGATGACCAGAAACCTCGTGACCCCGTGTCCGAGAACATGGCTGTGCTCAAAGGCGAGCCGCTCAAGGCGTTCATGTACCAAGATCACGAGTCGCACATCCGCGTCCACATGGCCGCTGTGCAAGACCCGCTGATCGCTCAACTGATTGGCCAGAACCCAAAGGCCCAGCAGATTCAAGCGGCCATGATGGCCCACATCGCAGAGCACGTTGGGTTTGCCTATCGCCAAAAGATCGAGCAACAACTGGGTATGCCCCTGCCGCCGGAAGACGAGAAACTGCCCCCGCAGATCGAACTCCAGTTGTCAGCCATGATGGCGCAAGCCGCCCAGCAAGTGCTGATGAAAGATCAACAGCAGGCCGCCCAGCAACAGGCCCAGCAACAAGCCCAAGACCCGGTGCTTCAGATGCAACAGCAAGAGTTGGCCATCCGCCAACAAGAGGCGCAGACCAAGTCGATGAAGGCGCAAGCCGACATCCAGTTGGCACAGCAAAAGTTGCGTCAGGATGCCGCCACCGATTTGGCCAAACTCGAGGCGGAAAAACAGCGCACCGCCGCCACCCTTCTTGCAGATCAACACAAGGCAGACAAGGCTCGCAACCTTGACGCTTTGAAAACCGTTGCGCAACTGCGCAATCAACCCAAGAAGGAGAAGCCAACTAAATGATCCAAGATTTCGCACGCGTACTGCGCGAGAAGATACGCATCGACATGAACAACTACGCCGATGACTTGGCTGGGGGTAAGTGTCGCACTTTTGACGAGTATCAAAAACTCTGTGGGGTTATTCAGGGTCTAGCCCTTGCAGAGCGTCACTTAATCGACCTTGCCGAGAAAGTAGAGAAATCAGATGAGTGAAATCATTCTGCCTCCGGGCATCAGCCTGCCACCCACAATCCAACCCAAAGAGGAGCCTGAACAACAGGCGTCTGATGAGGAGAAGGCAACCAGTTTGCCGCTTCCAACAGGTTGGAAAATCCTTTGTATCGTGCCCGACGTTTCCGAGAAACTCGATGGTACCGAACTGGACTTGGTAAAACCGACGTCCTTCATGAAACAGGAAGAACACGCGACCACCGTGCTGTTCGTTCTGAAAGTTGGCCCCGATGCCTACAAGGATCAAGCGAAGTTTCCAACTGGCGCTTGGTGCAAGGAGGGCGACTTTGTCTTGGTGCGAACGTACTCAGGTACGCGTTTCAAGATTTTTGGCAAGGAGTTCCGTCTGATCAACGACGATCAGGTGGATGCAGTCGTGCAAGACCCGCGTGGCATCACACGCGCATAAGGAGCAATCATGGCAACTGGAGAATTCAAGTTCCCCGATGAAATAGAGGGGCAGAGTGAGAAGGAACAGGACATTGAAGTCAGTGTCCAAGGCGACGATGTTGAGATCGACATTGTTGACGATACCCCTGAGCGGGATCGAGGCCGCAAGCCTTTGGACCGTGAAGTCAACGATCCGACGGACGAAGAACTGGATACCTATACAGAGGGTGTCAAGAAACGTCTGAAGGAATTGACCCATGCTCGTCATGACGAGCGCCGTGCCAAAGAAGCCCTTGCTCGTGAAAAGCAAGAGTTGGAACGACTGGCCATGGCCATGGTCGAAGAAAACAAAAGGCTTAAACAGTACGTGCAAACAGGTACGGAACAGTACAAGACCATGGCTGAAGAAGCGGCAGAAGCCCGCCTCGAGAAAGCCCGTCGTGAACTGAAAGCCGCTCAGGAAAACTTTGACACCGATGCCATCATCGCCGCTCAAGAAGCGTTAGCGGAAGCCAAGTGGGAAGTGAAAAATGCAAAAAATTTCACGCCACCCCCTTTACAAGAGCGCGAAGAAGATGTACAAATTCAACAACCGCAAGCCCAACAGGTGCGGCCCGACGAAAAAACACTGCGCTGGCAGGCAAGAAACCAGTGGTTCGGAGCATCAGGGTTTGAAGAAGTTACCAGTTTTGCGCTAGGACTGCACCAAAAACTAGTCGCAACCGGGGTTGATCCCCGCTCTGACGAATATTTCGAGCAGATTGACGCTCGCGTGAAGTCTAAGTTCCCCGAAGTTTTCGGTGGGGCAGAAGACGACAAGCCACGGTCTCAAGGGACTCCGGCTAAAAAACCTGCATCTGTAGTTGCTCCTGCTAGTCGTTCGACTGGCAAGAAAAAGATTGAGTTGACTCCTTCTCAAGCCGCGCTTGTTAAGAAATTCAACCTTGATCCGCAAGTCTATGCTCGTGAAATTTTGAAACTGGAGAACCAAAATGGCTGAAATCCAAGACCGTACCCATCGTGATTTGAAGTCACGCGAAAAATCCGCTCGTGCAGTCTATGTGCCGCCGAGCAACCTGCCTGATCCTACGCCTGAGCCGGGATGGGTCTACCACTGGGTAGCCACTCACATTCTGGGTCAAGCCAATCCGACCAACGTGTCCCAAAAGATGCGCGAAGGTTGGGTGCCCGTGAAGGCAGAAGACCATCCGGAACTGATGCTGTTGGGTAACGAGAAAACTGGCAACGTGGAAATTGGCGGACTCATGCTTTGCAAGATGCCTGTCGAAATGTACCGCGCCCGTCAGGATTACTTTAATAACCAAGCGCAGGGCCAGATGGACTCAGTGGACAACCACTTTTTGCGAAACAATGATCCTCGCATGCCGCTGTTTTCTGAAAAGAAATCGTCGACCACGCGTGGGGGATTTGGTTCAGGTTCCAAGTAACAAGGAGTTTTCAACATGGCTTATCCCACAGTCAGTGCTCCCTACGGTTTCCAGCCCATCAATCGAATTGGTGGTCTGCCGTATGCGGGCGCTACCCGTCTCGTGCCTATCGCTTCGTCCGGTGGTTTGACTTCCGCCGCGATGTTCGATGGTGATTTGGTCGAACTGACCTCTGCTGGCACTTGCCAAACGATTGCAAGCGGTACCGCCGCTCCGCAAACGCTGGGCGTTTGTGTTGGCGTTCAATACGTTAACAGTCTGGGACAGACCGTTCAGGCGCAATACGCACCTGCCAACTCGTCCAACGCTGTTGCGTACATCGTTGATGATCCGTATGCCGCGTTCAAAGTGGCTGTTGTGTCGTCCGGCACCACCATCACCACCGGTGTTGGCCGTACCGTTGTCGGTAACAACTCTTCGGTGATTCTGAACTCTGGTAGCACCACTTCTGGTGACTCGGCTCAGGCCATCTCTGCCACCACAGCAACTACGAATACCCTGCCTATTCGTATTATTGACGTGGTGCCCGAGACTGCCACTGGTGCAGATTCGTACGTGGAAGTGGTCGTCAAGATCAACACCCACACCTACAACAACACCACTGGTATCTAAGGAGTAGACCATGGCAATTTCACGCGCACAACTGCTCAAGGAACTGCTCCCCGGCTTGAACGCTCTGTTCGGCATGGAGTACGCCCGCTACGGCGAAGAGCACAAGGAAATCTACGAGACCGAGAAATCGGAGCGTAGTTTCGAAGAAGAAACCAAACTGGCTGGCTTCAGCGCCGCGCCTGTCAAGAACGAAGGCTCTGCCATCGCATACGACAACGCGCAAGAAGCGTTCACCGCCCGTTACACCCACGAAACCATCGCCTTGGGTTTCTCGATCACTGAAGAAGCGATCGAAGATAACCTGTACGACAGCCTGTCTGCTCGTTACACCAAGGCTCTGGCCCGTGCCATGTCCTACACCAAGCAGGTGAAGGCCGCCGCTGTTCTGAACAACGGCTTCAATGGCGCTTATGCTGGTGGTGACGGCGTGTCGCTGTTTGGTAACAACTCTGGTGGTTCCCGCGTTGGACACCCGCTGATTTCTGGCGGCGTGAACTACAACAGCCCCACCACTGGTGTTGATCTGAACGAAACCGCTCTGGAAAACGCTGTGATTCAAATCGCCGCGTGGACCGATGAACGTGGTCTGTTGATCGCCGCCAAGCCCCGCAAACTGGTGATTCCTCCCAGCCTGATGTTCGTTGCCAAGCGTCTGCTCGACACCGAACTGCGTGTGGCTACCGCCGACAACGACATCAACGCCCTGAAGCAGATGGGTGCCATCCCTGAAGGCTTCACCGTCAACCACTTCTTGACCGACACCAACGCTTGGTTCCTGACCACTGACGTTCCCAACGGTCTGAAGCACTTCGAGCGTATGCCTCTGGCTAACTCGATGGACGGTGACTTCGACACCGGCAACGTCCGCTACAAGGCCCGCGAGCGTTATTCGTTCGGTTGGTCTGATCCTCTGGGCATCTGGGGTTCCTCCGGTTCGTCCTGATAAGATTGGGGGGCTTGTGCCCCCCTTTCTTTTGGGTTAAAGTAAACACAAATTCCGGGGTCCCCGGTGTTTCTGACAGTCCCGGCTGACGACATGCAGACAGAAGCACCCCAACCTTGCATGTGAGGACATCATGGCAAATACGACTTTCAACGGCCCGGTTCGGTCGCAAAACGGCTTTCAATCCATCACCGTTAACAGCACCACCGGCGCGACTACCGTCAATTCTTCTTTCGACACCGGCGTTGTTCTGGGCACCCAATCTCTGTCTGGCGCTGGCGCAGTTGACATCACCAACGCTTTTACTTCCCTGACCACCACCGGTGCATCGCAAGCCTTGACTCTGGCCAACGGCACTGCTGGCGAAATTAAGGTCATCGTTCACACTGTGGACGGCGGCTCCGCTGTTCTGACCCCCGCGACGCCTTTGGGTTTTGCAACCATCACTTTTACCAATGCTGGTGACAGTGCAATGTTGATCTATACCGCCGCTGGTTGGGCAATCATTGGTTCGCGCGGCGTCACCATTGCCTGATAGGAGCATCACATCATGATGCAATATGACGTTAAGTCGGTACACGTAAACGCGTCCTCGTCGATCGTTAACCAGCCGACCCGTGTCAAGGGCTTCTCCATCTGCGCCACGGCCAGCACTGCTGGCACGTTGCAACTCAAAGATGGTGGCTCCAGCGGAACTGTGTTGATTGAAGTGGACATCCCGTCCAACTCCAACCCCAACTCGTTCTATACCTTGGTTCCCGGCGAAGGCGTCAAGTTCAACACGAGCGTGTACGCTACTTTGACCGGTATTGCGTCAATCACGGTGTACTATGGCTAAGACCCCCGCATGGCAACGCAAGGAAGGCAAATCGGAGTCTGGCGGCTTGAACGCCAAGGGCCGAGCCTCCTACAACCGCGAGACTGGCGGCCATCTGAAGGCTCCACAGCCGGAGGGCGGCTCACGCCGCGACTCTTTCTGTGCCCGGATGAAAGGCATGAAAGCCAAGTTGACCAGCGAGAAGACGGCCAAAGACCCGGACAGCCGGATCAATAAGTCTTTGCGGGCATGGAACTGCAAAGATGGCGGGTACGTCAAAGCGGCGGACGGTTGTGCCATCAAGGGTAAAACCAAGGGGCGGATGGTTTAAATGCCAAGCACCAGCAAGAAGCAACACAATTTCATGGCGGCGGTGGCCAACAATCCGTCGTTTGCCAAGAAAGCAGGAGTCCCACAAAGCGTGGGCAAAGAATTTGTCAACGCGGACAAAGGCCGCAAATTTTCACAAGGAGGCCAAACCATGGCTAAGAAAGAAAACGCGATCACCAAAGCAAAAATGGGTACTGTCCGCACTGCGGCTCCCAGCCGTGACGGCATCGTGTCCAAGGGTAAAACCAAGGGCAAGCAGATCAAGATGGGCGCGGCCAAGCCTCTGGGCATGAAAAAAGGCGGCAAGTGCTGATTTAAGGAGGCCGTCATGCCAAAAGGAATGCCCAAACGCGCAGATGAAATGCAATCCCTCGAAGGGGGGCTTGGGGGGAGTGGCGGAGGCGGTCGTAGTTCTGCAAGCCGCATGGTTGAAAATGCCGCCGGACCGGGCTTATTGGTTGGCGCTGGAGCCGCTGGTTATGCCGACTACAAAGACTCAAAAGCGCGACAGCAAGAGAAAAAAGAGGCCGCTGACGAACTGAAGCGTGAAACCCGTGGCATGAAAAAAGGCGGCAAGGTTTCTTCCGCCTCCAAACGTGCGGATGGTATTGCCCAGCGTGGCAAGACCCGTGGCACCATCGTCATGTGCGGTGGTGGCTACATGAAAGGCAAAAAATGAGACCGAGCCGTGGGATGGGTGCAATCATGCCTAGCAAAATGCCGGGCAAAAAGGTCATTCATCGCAAGGACGATCCGAACGACGTCGACATGTACGCCGAAGGCGGAAAGGTAGGACTGTATGCCAATATCAATGCAAAGCGTAAACGGATTGCTCAAGGCTCTGGCGAACGCATGCGTAAGCCGGGTTCAAAAGGTGCTCCAACAAATCAAGCATTTGTTGAATCGGCAAAAACCGCCCGGAGAAAATAATGGCTGAAAAGTGGATTCAGAAAGCGATCAAAAAACCGGGCTCGCTAAGGTCCGCACTTGGCGCGAAACCGGGGAAATCTATTCCCGCCGCAAAATTGGCCAAGGCCGCCAAGGCCCCCGGAAAAATGGGTCAACGGGCGCGGCTTGCTCAGACGCTCAAGGGCTTGAAAAAGAAGTAAGACATGGCAAACGACGCATATTTGGCAGGGCTATTTGACGGCGAAGGATGTGTCAGCATGTCTTTGGCCAAAGCGGGATACATGTCGGTGACGGTTAAAGTCGCCATGTGTGATCGCGCTCCTGTTGAAGCGCTGTACGCACGTTTTGGCGGCGAGTTTGTTGACGGCAAACAGCAAACAAAAACAGGTCGCAAAGTGTATTCGTGGTCTGTTTACAACGGTGATGCTGTAGAAGCGTTGCAAATTTTTTCGTCGCAATGCCTTGTTAAAAATGTGGTGGCCTCAGCCGCACTGCCGTGTGCAACTGCAATGGCCAACAACCCAACGCGGGGCGTTCTCAGCCAAGAAGAAAAACGCGCCCGGATTGCGGCGGCAACAGTAATTGCAAACATCAATAAGCCTGTTGGTTTTCGACGTATTCTTGACCCAGATGCAGTAGCAAAATACTTGCAACCCAAAACAATGGGCGGAGGTAAAAAAGTGCGATTGTCTGATGGACGTGTTTTTTCATCTGTCAGCGCCGCCGCTCACGCGTTGGGCGTTTCAATTTCGGCAGTTTCGTTGGCTAAACGAAAAGGCACTAAAACTGCGGGTGTCACAGTGGAGGCAGTATGGCCGTAACATCTGGAGTTAGTACTTTTAACTTAGATTTAACAGAAATCGTCGAAGAAGCGTTCGAGCGTACGGGCTCGGAGTTGCGCACGGGCTACGATTTGAAGACCGCACGTAGGTCGATGAACCTGATGTTTGCCGACTGGGCCAACCGTGGCATCAACATGTGGACGTTTGAGCAGGGCACGATCAACCTGATTCAAGGGCTGAATACATACCCGTTGCCAAACGATACGGTCGATCTGCTTGACCACGTCATACGTACAAACCCTAATCAGCAGTCCACACAGGCTGATTTGACCATCACTCGGATCAGTGTTTCTACGTACGCGACCATCCCCAACAAGTTGAATCAGGCTAGACCCATTCAGGTCTGGGTGCAACGCCTTGATGGACAAATCTCGCCCACAGGATTTACATTTCAAAGCGCCGACACGGGTGCGCAAACTGTCACACTCTCCTCGACAGCCAATCTGCCCACGGTTGGGTACTTGAACATCGGCACCGAGACCATTTTCTACAACTGGATCGTTGACGGAACTACACTTGGCGGCGTTTTCAGGGCTCAAAATGGCACCAGCCAGACCACCCCCGCCGTCGGTACTGCCGTTTACGTGAACAACATCCCCAGAATCACAGTTTGGCCGACCCCAAACATTGGTACTACGGGTAATCCCTACTATCAGTTCATTTATTGGCGCATGCGCAGGGTCGAGGACGCTGGTGGCGGGGTCAATGTGATGGACGTCCCCTTCCGCTTCATCCCCTGCATGGTGGCTGGGCTGGCTTATTACATGAGTTTGAAGGTTCCCGGAGCGATGGATCGCTTGCCGGTGCTCAAACAACAGTATGACGAGGCTTGGGACTTGGCATCTCAGGAAGACCACGAGAAGGCGGCTGTGCGGTTTGTCCCGCGTCGTCAATACATCGCTGGGAGTTTCTGATGCCCAACCGGTTTGCATCAGGCAAGTACTCGATTGCCCAGTGCGATCGGTGCAACTTTCGGTACAAACTGAAAGAACTCAAAACTTACACGCTCAAAACGAAGAACGTGAACATGTTGGTGTGTTCGGCATGCTGGGACCCCGACCATCCGCAGTTGCAACTGGGTATGTACCCTGTGGACGACCCCCAAGGCGTGCGCAATCCGCGTCCAGACATCACATATCTGCTGGGTGGTACCAGCGGCTTACAGATTTCCAACATCTCCGGTACTGGCCCCAACGAAACGGGTACGGAGACCGGTGGTAGTCGAATTTTTCAATGGGGCTGGAATCCCGTGGGCGGGTCTTCATTTTTCACAGCAAATGAGACCCCAAACAACTTGGTGATTTCGGTAAACTTGGGTACAGTAACGGTAGCCACAACGTAAGGAGTTGATCATGGCCAAGAAAGAGATGCACTCTGAGAAGGGTGAGATGAAAAAAGACATCGCGCAGGACAAGAAACTGATCAAAAAAGCGATTGCCATGCACGATAAACAAGAGCATCCGGGTAAAAAGACCAACCTGACCAAACTCAAGGCCGGTGGCAAAACCAACTCGGACATGCTGAAGTATGGCCGCAACATGGCCAAGGTGATGAATCAACGCTCGACCGGTCGCGGAGGCTGATCATGGCAACCACCAAATACAAGACACCCAAGAAAGTCGCCAACGTTGAAGTGGGCGGTCCCTCCAATACGGAGGAACTCAAGCGCACGCAACTGTCGGTGGCCAACAACCGCAGTGCCAACTATCCGGGCACCAAGACCAGCGGCATCAAAATCCGTGGTACCGGTGCGGCCACTAAAGGCGTGATGGCCAGAGGGCCTATGGCATGACCTACGACGAGTTGGTTGCCGCTATTCAGTCGTATACGGAAAACCAATTTCCGGATACGTACCTTGCCGATGGAAGTGCTGTTACCTCTACGGAGCAGATCAACACTTTCATCCAGCAGGCCGAACAGCGCATCTACAACTCTATTCAGTTCCCGTCGCTTCGTAAAAATGTGACGGGGTCAACGTCTACAACCAACAAGTATTTGTCTTGCCCGGGTGATTTCCTGTCTGTCTATTCAATGGCCGTGATTGACGCCTCTGGCAATTACGAGTACCTGCTCAACAAGGACGTTAACTTCATTCGTCAAGCGTACCCCAACCCTACGTCTGACACCGGCATCCCCAAGTATTACGCCATCTTTGGTCCGACGACAGCAGGGACAACCATTACAGATGAGTTGTCATTTATTCTTGGCCCTACGCCCGATGCAGTGTACTCCATCGAGTTGCACTATTACTATTACCCCGAGTCCATTACTGTTGCGGCTGACGGCCGCACTTGGCTTGGCGACAATTTTGATTCCGTGTTGTTGTATGGCTCGTTGGTAGAGGCTTATACCTTTATGAAGGGTGAGCAAGACATGGTGCAGTTGTACAACCAGAAGTACATGGAAGCACTTGCACTTGCTAAACGACTTGGTGATGGCCTTGAGCGTAGCGATGCGTACCGCAGTGGGCAGGCGCGTGTTGCGCCTTTGCCGCAGAATAACGGGGTGCAGTGATGGCCTTTACAGGCAACTATTCTTGCAACACCTTGCGGTCTGGTCTGGCCAATGGCACGATCAACTTTGCCACGGACACGTTCTACTTGGCGCTGTACACCAACACGGCAACTTTGAACGCAAGCACCACAGCGTACGACACTGTTGGAGAAGCCACTGGTGGAAACTATGTGGCTGGCGGCCAAGTGGTAACGGCTACCATCGGTACTGAATCCACCGCCAGCGGTAGCACCACTTACATCAACTTTTCAGCGCCATCTTGGACCGGTGCCATTACCGCCCGTGGTGCTTTGATTTACACTCCGGGTGACAACGGGGCTGTATGCGTGTTGGACTTCGGTTCAAACAAAACTTCAACCACAACTTTCACCGTGCAGATGCCAGCGAACACCAGCACATCTGCGCTCATCAGGCTCACATAAGGAGTAGTCATGTCTATTGAAAAAGTAACTTCCACAGATACCGTCTCCAGCGGTCTGATTGCCGGTACAGGTTCCGGCGAAAACATGATGGCGCTGGGCCGTTTCAAAATCCAATGTTTTGACAAAGACGGCAAACTGAAATGGGAAGATGAAAACCACAACTTGGTGGTGAACGTCGGCCTGCAATACATGTGCGGTACGGCCTTGACCAGCGTGACTCAGATCACCACTTGGTACATCGGTTTGTATGGTGCGGGTTCTACCAACAACCCCGCTGCTTCTGACACCATGTCCTCTCACGCAGGCTGGACTGAAGTGACTCCGTACAGTAACGCTACACGCCCCACCTGCACGTTTGCTACTGCAACGACTGCCAACCCCTCTGTGGCAACCAACTCTGCATCTGTGGCTGTGTTTAACATCAACGCCACCTCTACTGTTGGCGGCGCGTTCTTGACCAGCAATAGCACCAAGAGTGGTACGACTGGTACGCTGTTCTCCGCCGCTGACTTCCAGTCTCCCGGCGACCGCTCGGTGGCCTCCGGTGACACACTCAACGTAACGTACACATTGAGTTTGGCTGGTTGATAGGAACGTCGATGAAAATCGACTTTGAGTTTGAAACCCCATACGGGAAATTCGCAGATGCACTGTGGTTTCCCGATGACCAACCCATCCCGTCTGATTCTGAAATCGAGGCCATGAAACAACAAAGGCTGACCAACTGGCTTGCCCTTGTTACTCCGCAAGACCCTCCTGCTGAAGGAGTGTAAGCATGGCAATTTCATTCGTTGCCGCTGGTGCAGTTCAAACTGGTACGAATCCCACAGTTCCCGTTCCCGCTGGTTATCAGCAGGGGGATTTGTTTGTTCTTGCGGTAACTTGCAATGGGGTGGCCCCAACAACACCAAGCGGTTGGACGGCATTGGTCAGTTACGCCACCAGCAACCCAAGAATTTACATTTACTATAAATTTGCAACAGGTTCAGAAGCAAGTTTGGCTGTTACCGTGTCAAGCGGCGCAACTACAGCAGTTATGGCCGCATACCGTGGTGTAAGCGCAACTGATACTATTTCAACTGCAAAGACTAATGTATCAGCGTCAACAATTACCACCAACACTCTAACAACATCTTATGCAAACGAATATGTTGTGAGTGTTTACACGGCCTTAAATGCGGCGGGTACTTGGACTGCTCCTGCTTCTACGACTTCTCGTGTCAACTCAGCATCTACTGCAACGCTAGACGGCTTGCTTATTGTTGATGAACTGCAAGCCGCCGCAGGTGTATCTACAGGCCGTAGCGCAACCATCTCGCCAGCAAACACGACTTCATGTGTTTCTTTCTCCATTATCCCCAGTGGTCGTTATTGGGTAGGTGGTACAGGTACATGGGATACAACAACAACTACAGGTTGGTCATTCAGTTCAGGTGGCTCCAGTGGAGCACCTGTTCCTACGGCTCAGGACAATGTTTTCTTTGACCAAGCAGGAACTTATACCGTTACTTGTACGGGTGCAAGGTCTACACAAGATTTAACAGTATCTGCGGGTACGGTGACATTTACCGCTGGCACAACGCCATCACTTAGCATTTCTGGCTCTTTGTCTCTTATTGCTGGAACAGTTTGGACTAGTGGTCAAGGATCAACTACATTTACCGCAACATCAACTGGAAAAACAATTACAACCAATGGTGCGACAATTGGTCTTTCGTCTAATTCAATTACTTTTAACGGTTCAGGTGGGTACTGGACTCTTGGGTCGGCGCTTACACAAGGCGGTAGCGCAGGAAATATAAACATTACCGCAGGGACTTTAGACACATCAGCAAGTAACTACGCTCTAAATTACGGCACTACAAGTGGAACGCTTACAGTCAATGGCGGCACATTGGTTTGTAATGGTTCAACTATTACAGGCAGTGCTTTTGCTTTGTCTTCTGGGACAATCAATGCTGGCACATCGCAAATTAATGTTACAAGTTCTGGTACTTTAACATTTGCAGGCGGTGGAGCAACTTTTTACAATGTCAGTTTTACCGCCACGCAAACAACAAATCCAACAATTACAGGCGCAAACACATTCAATAATTTATCGTTTACGGGGCGAACATCCGCAGGTGTTAACTCTGTCACATTCAGTGCCAACCAAACCATCAACGGCACACTGACTGTATCCGCAGGCACTGATGCCACCATGCGGACATTTGTTCAATCAGACACGATTGGCACAACTCGCACACTGACTTGCGCCGCATTCTCTGCAACAGACACAGACTTCCGTGACATCACCATTGCTGGTGCGGCGGCTCCTGCATCAGGTACTCGATTGGGTGATTGCAAAGGCAATAGCGGGATCACGTTCCCTGCGGGGGTAAGCAAGTATTGGAACCTTGCCGCTGGTGGTAACTGGTCTGCGACTGGATGGGCTACAACAGGCGGTGGTACGCCTGCCGTTAACAACTTCCCACTTGCACAAGACACAGCCATCTTTCAATCCACAGGTCTGAACTCAGCCGCTACCGTAACAATCAACGCCGCCTACAACATTGGCACGATTGATATGTCTGCCCGTACTGCCAACACAATGACGTTGGCAATGGGTACAACGACACCAACAATCTACGGTAACTGGATTAACGGTACTGGCACTACGCTGACGGGTACAGGTCAAATTACTTTCAGTGGACGCACTACACAGCAGATTACAAGTGCTGGCATTACATTTACGCAAGGCATTACGTTCAATAGCCCAAGCGGCACATTGCAACTGCAAGATGCGTTTACAACCAACCGAGTGGCTGTAGGAGCAATTGCGCTTGCTAATGGAACTTTTGATTTAAATGGCAAAACAGCAACAATTTCTTCTTCCGCAACATCAAGTTTTCGCACAGACGCAGGAACAAAAAATTTAACATTTAATGGCGGAACTTTAGTTCTTGCCCCTGCTACTGCCCAAGCATTTAATAACTTAAACCCAACAGGCTTTACCACCACAGCAGGCACTGGTACTGGCACGATCAGCATGACAGCGGCAACTGCCAAAACATTTGTTGGTGGTGGTTCTACATTTAACTGCACATTGAACCAAGGTGGTGCTGGTGCTTTGACGATTACTGGTGCAAATACATTTAATAACATCACCAATACAAATGCTACTGCAACCACAATCACATTTCCAGCATCAACGACTACAACCGTAGCGGCATTTACTGCGGCAGGTACGGCTGGTAACTTGTTGACACTCAACAGCAGTACAGCAGGAACACAAGCCACCATAACTTTGACAGGCGGTGGAACGGTATCAACAAATTATCTTTCCGTCCAAGACATTGCCTTTACCCCTGCCCCTGCAACAGATGGCACAACACCGTATGTTTGGTACTTGGGTGCAAACTCAACCAACAGCGGTAACAACACGGGTGGTTTGTTTCAAGCAGGTGGTACAGGAGCAATCAAGGTCTACCAAATCACCAACACAGCCACAACGACATGGACTGTGCCAAGTGATTGGAACTCTTCAAGCAACACCATTCATTTGATTGGTGGTGGCGGGGGTGGTGCTGGCGGCCCTAATGGTATAGGT